GAGGTAATCGTAGATCCAAAAACCGAGTTGAGCCGTCGCACCATCGTGCTGCCGCGATTCGCGGTACTTCGACTCCGTGAAATCAGGCCACGAGACGGTGGCCGACTCATCGGCTCGTTGAATCCCGGCCAGGTCGCTCGTCGCTACGCCACATGGTGCAGATCGCAGAACCTGCCGTATGTGCCGAGACGGAACCTGCGCCATAGCTGGGCGTCCACCGCGTTAGGCGCCGGCGTAGATGTGGCGGTGGTCAGTCGAGCACTCGGCCACTCCAGCATCGCTACAACAGCCCGCTACTACCTGCGCCCAGACAGTGAAGTACTCCGCGAAGCGCAACGCACATGGGAGCACGCCCTCATACGTTGATAGGGATTCGCTAACCCCTATACGGTCCGGCAAAAAAACGCGACGTTCACCGGCAGCGTCGCTGACATCCTGTCCGATGCGGAATACCGTGCCCTGGTCGGCCGGAGCTACACTGGTGGCGATGTGGTTGTTTTCACGCCCGTCACCACCGGCGTGGATACGGCGCTGGTCGCATGCTACGACGTGCCCCATAAGGTCGTCCGCGCCATCCAGGTCGGCACCCAGCAGAACATCACGATGGATGTCCGGTTTGCGGTGATCCCCGCCGTCTAACGCGCGCCGAGAATCCTCGTGATGGTCAGGCACTGCGTGTCTGACGTGTTGCCTTCCATCACGTGGATTCGGTGTCCGATGATCTGCACGCTCGTGTCGGCGATCCGGACGAGAGTGGCCTTGCCTGACGCGAGCCCGTTCACGAAATTCATGCCGACGAATGAGAGGACAATCGATCCTGCTTCGGCGGCAGTGTGGAACAGCCTCGGGTAATGGTCATCATCATTACCCTCGATGATCAGCTCGCGGAAATCCGTGATCGATTCGGCGAGCGGGAGGGTGCCGGTTTTGCCGCTGGCGCCCTCCCATAGGACGGTGGGGGTTAGCGAATCCCACATGTCCTTCATTGGTTTCAGCACGTTGAAGAGCGGGACGAGGGTGCCGACGGTGATGCCGTTGAGCGAGACCCGGTAGAGGGGCATGTCGTGGGTTGCGACGCCGTCGAGGATCGAGCCCGTATTGTGGGCTGGATCGGCTGGCGTGCCGGTGGTTGGCGTGCCTTTGATGACGACGAGCTGGCAGGTTTCCACTCCGCTGGTGGTGTTCTTCGAGTAGCGGAGCACGGCGATGTCGTTGCGTTTCTGGCCTTGGGTGCCGGATTGCACGGTGGCGGTGGTGGTGCCGGTCAGGTGCACATGGCGGCCGTTCAATACGGCGTCGCCTGATTGGACGGCGATGGTGTTCGCGTTGCTCATGGTGGCCTTGAGCTGATTACCGGTCGTGAGCGCGTAGTCGCCGGGGCCTACGAGTCCGGCGTTGAATGCGCCTACGTCGTCGCTGCCGATGTGTGGTGTGCCGGCGAAGCCGGTGATGAGTTCGACTGTCATGATCGTTTCCTTATCCGATGCGTTGCCAGAGGAATCCACGGCCCATGATGTTGGGGAGTTTCTTCCAGCCGGTGTTGTAGGTGGGTGGCGTGCTGTCGCTGTTGGTTTCGAGGACCGTGCCGATGGGCCAGGCTTTGTCGAAGATCTGTTCGGTTGAGGCTTGTGGGCCTGCGGGCCCTTGCGGGCCTCGCAGGTTGGTTTTCTTGACGTATGCCATCACAGGCGGCCTTTATTCGAAGATGTAGAGGTCACCGTTGGATTGGATGTACATGTCTCCGGCCTTGCCGGTGGCGCCGGCTGCCGGTGCGCTGGTACCGTAGGTGATGGTGTTGCCGTCCGCGCCCTTCGCGCCGGTGGCACCCTTCTCGCCTTGCGGCCCTGCCGGGCCGGTGGCGCCGGTGGGGCCTGCAGGTCCGGCAGGGCCGGTTTCACCCTTCGCGCCAGCCGCTCCGGTGGCGCCTTTCACGCCCTGTGGACCCTGTGGGCCGGTGTCGCCTTTCGCGCCGGTGGCACCCTTCTCGCCTTGTGCGCCGGTTTCACCCTTCGGACCCTGTGGTCCCTGCGGACCCGTCATGCCGGTGGCGCCGGACAGATCGGTGATGTACGTGTATCCCTTGGCTCCCTTGACGTAGAGCTTCGCATTGTCCGCGTCGTTCACGTTGCCGGTGTCGATCATGACGAACTGGCCGTTGAGCACTCCGTCGGTGGCGTAGCCGGCGTTCATTTCGGCCACGGACTTGTAGGTTTTCGCGATGGCGAACGCGTCACCCTTCGCGCCCTGCGGACCCTGAGGTCCCTGAGGGCCCTGCGGACCGGTGGCACCCTTCGGACCCTGAGGTCCCTGCGGGCCAGTGAGGTTGAGTTTCTTCACATATGCCATGATGATGCTCCTTACTGCTGGTTGGTTATGGCATTGACTGACTGGGTTTTGAGGGATGCGGGGTTTACTGGTCCTGCACCTGGTAGAAATCACCGTTCGCCTGGTTGATGTACACGTCGCCGGCGAGCGCGTCGGCCGGTGGTTCTCCGGGGTCTCCGTCGCCTACGGTGATGCGGTTGCCGCGTTGGCCGGTTTCGCCTTTGGCTCCTGGAGTGCCGTTGGCACCCTTCTCGCCTTGCTCACCGGGTTCACCCTTCGGGCCTTGGATGCCTTGCGGGCCTGCCGGGCCTTGGATGCCTTGCGCGCCGGAGAGGTCGGTGACGAACGCGTATTGGGTGTCGTTCTTGACGAACATTTTCGCGTTGTCCGCATCGTTCACGTTGGTGGTGCTGATGACGACGAACGAGCCGATCGGAATGTCCGCGTTCCTGTAGTCGGCATTCATTTCGGCGACGCTGGCGTAGGTTTTGGCGATGGTGAACGCGTCGCCCTTCGGGCCTTGCGGGCCTGCGGGACCCTGCGCACCGGGTTCACCCTTGTCGCCTTTGGCTCCCTTGAAGCCGAGCGTGCCGCCGCCATCCGCGGTCAATGCGGCGGAAGGGGTGACGGTGGTGCCGTCCACCTTCGCCACGGTGTAGAAGGCGCCGTTGGCGTCCACGATCAGATCGCCGGCAGAGACCGTGCTCGGGGTGAGTTTCGAGGAATCGAACGCGGTGTTTGAGCCGATGTTGATGTTGGCCACGTGGAACGTGCCCGCACTGGTGCCGCCTCCTGCGGGAATGATGTCGCCGGCCTTCAAGGCGTCGATGAGGCTTTTCTTGTTGTATTCGACGTCCACGGCGTCAACGAGATAGAAGTTGCCGTCGTTCTTCTGCTTGATCTTGTCGATGAGCTGGATGGACATGATGATTCTCCTCCTCTCAGGCCGCGTTCACGGTGGTGTTGCCGAGGCCCGCGTTGGTTGACTGCCACACGTCATACGAGACGGTGGCTCCGGACGCGTTCGTGTGGTCGAACGTCTTCACGAGATTGAAACCGCCTTCGAAGCCGCCGACCTTGAACGTCGGCGTGCCGAACGAATGTGGGATCGCATACCAGATGTACTGGCCTGCGGCCGCGTTCACGGTGAACGTCTTCGCCTTCGAATCACCCAGCTCCGAGCCGGCCAATGCGAGCAGGAACGTGCTGTCGACGCTATCTGCCGGGTTTCCGCCCACACCCCAGTAGCGCTTGTAGTGGAAGAGGACGCTGGTGGTTTTCGATGCCTTGGAGCCTCGCGCGTCGGTGACGGCGAGCGTGTAGGTCTTGTTGGCCTTGAGTGCCTGTTTGGTGAGTGGTTGGCTGGTGGGGAATTGGCCGTCCTCGCCCTTCACGATTTCCTGACCGTCCAATGTGAGCGTGGCCGGGGTCTTGTTGAGCTTCCATGCGAGGTTCACGGTGTCCACGGTCTCACCGATCTCATGGTCGCTGCCGCCGGTGAAACTCATGACGCTCATCGGCGTGTACAGGCTCAGGGTGCCGTCCGCCGTGATGTCGAAATCGCCTGACGGTTTGACCACGCCCGCCTTCTTGCTGGTGGCCACGTCGGCTCCCGCTCCAGCGGGGCCGCGCAGCGAACCCATTTTCTTCCATGCGTTAGCCATGATTGTTCTCCTTATCATTGGTTTCCTCGGAGCCGTCCGGTTCCGACGTGTATTCCCACAGATCGCCGTTGTCGGCGTTCAGATAGCCGTCCCCCTCACGGGCCGTGAGCTGGCTGGTGGGGTCGCCGTGGCCGAGCGTGATGCCTTTGCCGTGCAATGAGTCGACCCATTCGGCCTCGGTGCCCTGGTAGCCGAGTCTGACGGCGGTCTCATAGGCGCTTTCGCCTTTCTGTCCTTCCATGACGATCGCGTCGTCGATGATGGTGACCAGGTCGTCGCAGTTGCAGCTGTTCAGCGTGCGGATCATGATTGGCTCCTTCCTGTGGTTATGCTGACGGTGGATTCGATGAGCGCGCTGCCTGCCGCCAGACGGGTCGTATCCCCGTTCGGCGCGGCCAATAGCAGATCCCATGCGGCACTGCCTTCGGGCAGGTCTCGGGTCGTGTCGGCGGGCACCGTGATCGTGATGCAGCCGTGTTCGTCCAATCGCACGTATGGCGTCAGGTCGAACACGATGAGCCTGTCGCGGCGTATCTGCATGATCGGAGTCCATCCGGTCAGGTCCATCGGCCTTGCGACCGTGGCCCCCTGCCGGTCGGTGACCCTGCGCAGCCATCGCAACCGGTATGTGTTGGTGACGCCGGCCACGAGGATGAGGTTCGCTTCGAGCAGGCAGCTACGCCCCAATGTGTTGCGTGTCATTACTTGATCCTTTCCCACATATGCGCGCCCAATGAGGGGCGCCGCTCCCAGGTGCCGCCGAAGTCGTCAGCGGGATTGTTGCCGGTGGTGTTCATGACCACGTAGCCGACCGGAAACAGGATTCCGTTGCCGGTCGATGTGGCGTGCGCGGTGATGACGCCATCCTCATTGACGGTGATGGTGCTGCCGTCAGGTCTGACTCCACCCAACGTGGCAATGGTGGCGGCCGGAAGCGCGTAGTTCTCCAATCCGTCGAGTTTCCGCTTGTCCGCCGCGCTCATGAGTCCGGATCCTTCGGCCGTGGCCTCCGTTGCCGTGATGTGCACGGTCTGGCCGTTCCTGCTCGCGGACAATGGCGTGGCCGTGGTTATCGAGGCCACGTTCATGGCTGCTGCGGCGATGGCGTCGGCGGCGTCCTGCTGTGCCTTGCCGATTTCGGCCGAATAGTTCGAGGCGAGCGTGTAGGCGTCCTTGGCTGTTTTCTCCACGTCGTCCACGCGCGAAGGGGTGACGACCGCGCTGAACGTGTTGTTGCGCATGGTGATGGTGACCCCGTCCGCGTAGTACGCGCCGGAGCCGCCCGAACCGGTGGAGCCGTTGGATTCCGCGGAGCCGCTGAGGCTCGTCGTATCGCCTGACGCGGTGCCGCACTCGTAGTCCACGGACAGGATGCCGCCGGATGATTTCACGATCTTCTTGGCCACGGGCACGGTGAGCGTGATGCCGAGCCGGTTGTCACGGCCGGTGACCGTGTCGCCAACGTCCATGCTCAACGTGTTGTCTGTTATGGTGACCTCGACGCCGCCCTGTGATTGCAGTTCGATGAGCTTCTTCCTGGTCTCGGTGTTCAGCTCGTCGGGTCTCGCGTTGGAATAGTCGTAGACGGCCTGACGTTCCGCCAATCCGGTCAATGATTGGGTTTGGCTCACGTTGCCGTTGACATCCGCGTACCAGTGGACGACCGCGCGGTCTTTGAGTTCCCCGGTGCCCAATCCGATGAGATGGTTCACCGGCTGGCTATCGAGCGAGGCCTTGAATTCGACCAGATCACTGTCGATGCTGTCGCCGTAGTGTTCGGCGGGCAGCGCATACGCGTTCACACGCCCGTCTGCCCAGATGAGACGGAGTTTCGCATTGTTGGCGGCGAGCATCTTCCGGATGCCCGTGTACGCGTCCGTATACCGGTCGAACGAATACGGGTTGATGGTGACAGCGTGCCGTGCTGACGCAGTGAACAGCGCATCCAATCCGATGCGTTTGAACAACATGTTGAGCACATCGCCGGCAGCGCCGGAAACGGTGAGGTAATCCTGCCCCCGATCGGGTTGGAGGATGCGGCGTGAGAGCAGGCCATGCCAGGTGGGGCCCTCCACGCTGCCGTCCGTGTTGCGCACGGTCACCAACCCGCCGTATTCGGTGCCGTCGATTATGATCAGCGCGCCGGCCTCCGGCTGCGGCAGGCAGGTGAGTTTGAACGAATTCTCATCGCTGCCGTAGGCGAGATCGAGCATGTAGTCGTCCACCGCGCGCAACGGCTTGTGCTTCGCGTCGGTGACTATGAGGCTGACCACGGTGGTTCGCTCCTCTCCTCGACGGGCGTGAGCTCGAACGTGTAGCCTCCCGGCCAGCTCACTTCGGCGCGGCCCGCCGGCAACGGCTGGAAGATGTAGCTGCCGGAATCAAGGCCGGCACCGCGTTCCGCGTTCGCGAACCAGTTGATCCGGTCGCCGGCCGCGTTGACGAACGCCACCGAACGCTCGCCCTCCACCGCATCCACCTCGACGCGAGCGCCGCCGGGGATGTCACCGGTGATCCGGTACTGGTTGCCGCCGATCGTGACGGTCGGATTCGAGCAGGGCCCGTATATGGTCATGCGGAACGGCATCGGGTCCAACCCGTCCACGGCTATCACCGGTGGGGCGGATGGCGGCCCGTAATCGTAGTCCATGTCATACGGGTGATCGAGATACTGGTAGGCGTCGGGGTCGCTGGGCGCATAGGTGACGGTCGGCAGGCTGCGTCGCCACATGCCCAATTGGGTCACGGTCAATTGGGTTTCGATGATGCGCGGCGTGATGGATTGCGGTTCGCTTTTGGTGATGAGCGCCCTGCACTCCCACACGTCGTCCACGCGCAGCAGGCCCGATATCGTGGAGTCCCTGGAGTGCGCGAGCACGTCATGGTCGGTGAGCATGCGCAGCCGGTCCAATTGGGTTTCGCCGTCCACGGCCTTCACCGTAAGCGTGAGTTCACGGGCCTGCCATGCCACCCCGGTAAGGGTGCGCGCGCCGAGCGTGTACGTCCACGCGCGTCCTCTCAACGATGGCATCGTCTCCCCGTAGATGGGGCCTTCGAACGAGATCGAGCCGCCGGTGGAACACACGTACTCAAGCCTTTGCATAGCGTCGCACCGCCCTTCCGAATTCCCGCCCGTCGATGTTGATGCCCAACTGTTGCAGAATGAACGGCATATCCTCGTGGAACGCCTTCACCTCGGCCAGCAGCTCGTCCAACTGGGATTGCATGCCCTGCTGGTTCGACTGCGTGCCGTTGACCATCTGGCAGGCGTTGGCCGGCAGGCTCATCACGGGGGTGGGCATGCCGAACGTGTAGCCGTCCAACGTGAGCCCATCGGCGAGTTCGCCGAGGCTCCGGTTGACGACTTCCTGGCTGCGGTCGATGCCTTCGGCCATGCCCCGGCCGATCATCACGCCGACCTCGTCACGGAACACGCGTGACGGCGAATGGATGCCGAGCTTGTCCTTGACCCAGTTGAGCGCGTCCTTGGCGGCGTTGACGGCCGCGTTGACGAGGGTGCCGGCCGCCGAGGCGACGCCGCTGGCGATACCCTTGATGATGTTCATGCCGACGCTGCCCCAGTTCACCGACGTGAAAGCGTCCCAGATGCTTTTCACGATGGCCGGGATCTTACCGATCAGCTGCGGTATGGCGCTGGCCAGGCCGTTGGCCAGGGTGACGAGGATCTGCACGCCCGTCTGCAGGATCTGCGGCAGGTTCGCGGCTATCGAACTGGCGAGGTTGCCGATGATGGTGGGTGCCTGCGCGATGAGCTGCGGCAGCGCGTTCATGAGGCCCTGCACGAGGCCGAGGAGGAGCTGCATGCCGCTGTTGAGCAGCTGTCCGACGTTGGATGCCAATCCGGAGACGAGCGCCATGATCATGTTGAGCGCGGCCGGCAGCAGCGTAGGCAGTTGCGAGGCCAGCCCGTTGACCAACGTGGTGACGATGAGCACGGCGGTGGTCATCAGCTGGGGTGCGTTCGTGCTGATCGCGTTCATCAGCGCGGTGAGGATGGCCGCGCCCTGCGCGAGCATGGCCGGCAGGCTGGCGGTGATCTGCATGTTCAGCTGCTGCAGCAGTGTCGGCAGTTGCGCGGACAGCTGGCCTATCATCGCGAACAACTGCCCCTGCATGCTCTGGTCCAGCATGCCGAGACCCGCGACCAACGCGGCAATGATGCCGGCTATGCCCATGTACTTCATGAAATTGCCGGGGCTGAAGAACGAGCCGAACAGGGAGCCGATCTTGCCCAATCCGGCCTGCAGTTTCGGACCCACGATGTCGCCGATGCCACCGAACACGTCACCCAATCCGGATACGACCGGACTCATGGCGGATTTCGCCTTGCCGGCCACCGATGACAGTCCGGATACGAGCTTGCTGTCCGAGATCTTGGAGAATATGCCGCCGAAGCCGTTGCCGACTTTGGA